GCGGCGATCAAAGGCGTGGGCGTTGTCGAGTTCAAGGCGACTGACATCGTGCGGCACCCGATCATTGAGAACGTGCTAAAGGAGTTGGAACGCTGAAACGCTTGACGCCTCGCCTACCGTGAGGTCATCGGACGCATGAGCGTTCAGACCTCGAAGGAGCGAGAGCATATGCAACGGATTGTTTTGGCGATTGCGTTTCTGGTGGGCACCCCCGGCATCACGATGGCCGCTGACGTCATCGTCCACGCCAGGCGGGTCAACATCACCTCGGCACAGCAGGACGCTGAGATCATGGCGAGAAGCGGCGTGCTGCGTCATTGCGGCACCGCTGGTGGACGGCGGGAAGGAATCGGCTTTTCGTCGTCGTCGCCCGATGCGGCGCTGCGTAACTGCTGCTTCTACGGTCGGTATCGCATCGTTGAGAAAGGCGTCGCTCGTGGCCCGCGTGGCTGGTTCGCAGTGATTCGCTACGAATGAAAACAGAGTGGCTCACAGTCGAGTTCCTCGGCGGCCCACTGGACGGCGCTCTCAGGCCCGTCCAAGTGGGCGTCGCCGTTTACTACCTCGCCAACGGTGCAGTCATCCATGCGTACGTCGTGGACGAGATACACGAAGGCTTAGGCGTGCGTCAGGTGATGCGGCACTTTGAGATCATCCACTCGTCACGGTTTGCTTGACGGTACTGGGATGCTCGGTGCATGAAGCCAATCACGTTCAGCGTCGCGGGCGATCCAGTTCCGCAGCCTCGGGCACGCATCACGACTCGCGGCAAGTTCGCTCATGCTTACACGCCAAAAAAGCACCCGGTGCATGCGTATCGAGACGCCATCCTGCGTGAGGCTCTAGCGTGCGGTCTGACGCCAGTGAGCGAGCCTATCGAAGTCATCATCGACGCTGTGTTCGCACGCCCCAAATCGCATCTGACGAAGCGTGGCGTGAAAGCATCAGCACCAGCGTTGCCAAGAGCGGATGTGGACAACGTGGCGAAGGCGTGTCTCGACTCACTGAAGGATTTGTTCGACGACACGCACGTCAGGCGATTGATCGTTGAAAAGTCGTGGGGCGATGAGGCGAGAACGACTGTGCGGATTCAATAAAAAGTAGCTTGAGGATGCGACGCAATAGCGTGCGATTTGTGACGTGCGACGCGGTTGCCGCGTCGCGCGTCGGTTAATGTGCGAAATGTCGTCAGATCGTGCGTAATGAAGCGTAGTGGCCCCACAGGGGGTGTGTCTGTGTGCGAATTAGGTTCTCCGTGGCTGGCCTGCACCCCTTAGGCTCAGCGATCCGCCAGAAAAAATAACATCGTGAGCGGTCCAAAATGACCAACAAGTCCGGCCCCACCTCTAGCCGAGACGCCTACTCCCAGAGAAAGCAGCAGTCTGCCTCTTGGAACCGCAAAACAGCCGCTGCTGGCCGCGATATTGGCACTATCCCGCCACCGGCAGACCCTAAGCGGCGTAAGGCGTGCAGCACCTCGTTTCGCATGTTCTGCGAGCAGTACGGTGCCGAGTCATTCCCCTTGGCTTGGTCCGACGACCACCTGCGAGCCATAGCCAAGATTGAGTCTGCGGTGCTGCGTGGCGAGTTGTTCGCGTATGCGATGCCTCGCGGGTCTGGAAAGACCACGCTGGCGATCTGGGCTTGCCTCTGGTCAATGCTCTACGGTCACAAGGACTTCGTGATGCTGATCGGTGCTGACCAGGCTATCGCCTCGGCAATGCTCGACAGCATCAAGAGCCACCTTGAGATGAATCCGCTGCTGTTGGAAGACTTTCCGGCGGCGTGCCTGCCAATCAAGGCTCTTGACGGCATCTCGGCACGGGCAAACGGGCAAACGTGCGAGGGCGAGAGTACGGAGCTTGAGTGGAAGGTGGACCGCCTGACGCTGCCGTGGATCAAGGGGCAGCCGTCTGCTGGCGTGGCAATTCGTGTCGCTGGCATCACGGGTCGAATCCGTGGCGTCATGCACACTCGACCGGACGGCAAGACGGTGCGTCCGACGCTCGTGCTGGTGGACGACCCACAGACTGACGAGTCGGCGAACTCACCTAGCCAGTGCTCGACGCGAGAGCGGACGCTTGCTGGTGCAATCCTCGGGCTTGCTGGGCCGGGCAAGAAGATTGCAGGCTTGGCGACGATTACGGTGATCCGTCCTGACGACCTGGCTGACCGGCTGCTTGACCGCAACCGGCATCCTTCGTGGCAGGGCGAGCGGTCCAAGCTTATCTACGATTGGGGCGGCGCTGACGCTGACGTCCTGTGGTCGCAATACGCAGAACTGCGTCGCTCGGGCCAGCGTGATGGCACTGGCACCGGTGCCGCTGATGCGTTCTACGTTGCCAATCGCCCCGTCATGGACGCTGGCACTCGGGTGGCGTGGCCTGAGCGCAAGAATGAAGACGAGTTGTCCGCGCTGCAACACGCATGGAACTTGCGGATTGACCGTGGAGAGGCTGCGTTCCAAGCGGAATACCAGAACCAGCCACTGGCAGACGACATCGCCAGCGACAAGCTGGACAAGCGGTCTTTGCAGGCCCGTGCGTTGCCGGCCAAGCGTGGCGTGATCCCAACTGGGCACAACACAATCACGGCGTTCGTGGACGTTCAAGAAAAGCTGTTATTTTGGCTTATCGCTTCGTGGTCAGAGTCTTTTGGTGGGCACGTCGTCGCCTACGGTGCTTACCCTGACCAGGCGGTGAGTTTCTTTGAAGCCAAGTACGCAAAGCGGACGCTGGTCACAGCCGCCAAGGGTGCGAGCCAAGAAGGCGCATGGTACGCAGGCTTCGAGAAGGTGGCAGCCATGATTCTCGGCAGTGAGTGGAAGCGTGAAGATGGAATGGCGATGCGTGTTTCAAACATGATGATTGACGCCAACTACGGTGCGAGTACGCAAGTCGTGCGAAACTTCTGCCGTCAGTCGCCGTTTGCGGCACAGTTGATACCGTCGCACGGCAAGGGCATTGGTGCCAGCCGCCAAGCGTTGAGCGACGTTGGCTCAAAGCACGACCGCGTCGGGCTTCAGTGGCGGCTTGGGCGTGTGGGCACGGCGACGAACCAGAAGTCAGCGATCTACGACACGAACTTCTGGAAGACGTTTGCGGCGGCACGGCTTCGCATGCAGATTGGCGATCCCGAGGCAATCACGCTCCACACCGGAGACCACGAGCTACTCATTGAGCACCTTACGGCTGAGTTTCCCGTGCGGACTGAGGCAAAGGGCAGAGTCGTGGATGAGTGGCAGAGCCGCCCAGGTGCTGATAATCACTGGTGGGACTGTCTTGTCGGTGCTGCTGTTGCTGCGTCGATTGCAGGCGTGAGTCCAGCAGCGTCAGAGGCGGGAGGACGACAGCGGAGAAAGGTGACAATCCCGACCAACGAGAATGCTAGGAAAGTGATTCACGTCAAGAGGCTCGGGAAATGATTAGCGTCGTCAGCGTCGATGGGCTTGAGCCTCGGGACTTGTTTGCCATCCGCTCGCGGCTGACGAAGCCAGACAGCGAGTTTCACCGTGAAGTCTCTGGCGTGCTTGAGGGCGAGTCGTCCAGCTGCACGCCGATTGCCGTCTGCCACATCGACGGCGCTATCGTCGGCTGGGCGTGCTCTCACGTCTGGCGAGACACGACGACGCTGGAGATGTTCGTTGACCCTCGGCACCGGGCATCGTGCATGGCGTTGGCGCTGTCTGCGGCTCTGGTCATTCACGGGACTATCGACCGCAACAAGTCGCTCGCGGTGTTTGCTCCTGCCACTGCGGCGATTGCTCGGAAGCTTGGCGTGCTCAACGTGGTCGAGTACGAGCGGTCAGGTACGGATTGGGTCAAAGTCTGACGGCATACCCGGTCTGGAACGCACGACGTTTCCCGTAGCGTTGCTCGCATGAGCGACGAACTGCGCGACAAGATCGCTGAGACAGCATCCGGCCCGAAGCGTGTCCGTACGGACGCAGGCGAGGTCGAGTCGCAGGACGTCGCCGCCATGATCGAGGCGGACAAGTACCTGTCTGCCAAGGCTGCGAGTGCCGGAACGAACAAGCGGCGTGGTCTGCGTTTCAACAAGCTCTTGCCTCCGGGGACGATCTAACGTGGGCATGCTCGGCAATCTCTTTGCGAGGCAGAAGCCGCAGACTGTGGCTGTGCCGCTGCGTGTCCGTGGCAAGTTTGACGTCGCCGAGAGCGGCGAGGATCGACGCCACTGGGCCAACGCTGACGCCTTTGCTGCTGATGCTGCACTGTCGCCGATGGTGCGCCGGACGATGCGGAATCGGGCACGCTACGAGCGGCAGAACAACTCCTACCTCGCTGGGATGTCGGCCACGCTCGCCAATGACTTGGTCGGCACCGGCCCACGGCTACAGCTGCAATTCGGCGACGACGAAAGCGCTCGGATGATTGAGCGTGCGTTTTTCGACTGGTCGTGGCAGATCGACTTGGCGTCAAAGCTGCGGACGATGCGTGAGGCTCTGGTCGTCGATGGCGAAGCTTTCGCGATGATGATCACCAACCCACGGATGCCGGGCGTGCAGCTTGACCTTCGGCTCGTTGAGTCCGAGATGGTCGCCACGCCGACTGAGTTGATGGCGCAGAGCATCACGCCTGACGGCTCGACGGTGGACGGGCTGGAGTTTGACACTGTCGGCAACGTCACTGCGTACCAAGTGCTCAACTACCATCCCGGCTCAAACTTCCGCGTCAACACGCTTGAGTTCCAGCGGGTGCCAGCGTCTCAGATGGTGCATTGGTTCCGACCGCTTCGGCCTGGTCAGCACCGTGGCATGCCCGAGGTAACGCCGGCTCTCAAGCTCTTCGCACAACTGCGGCGATACACCGAGGCTGTCTGTGCTGCTGCTGAGACTGCTGCCGACTTTGCTGGCTTCCTTCGCACGAACTCGCCAGCCGCCGAGGTGGACGAGGTCGAGGCGTTTGCCGAAATGCCGATTGAGAAAAGGTCGATGGTCACGCTGCCAGACGGTTGGACGTTTGAGCAGCTGAAGGCAGAGCAGCCGACATCGACCTACGCGATGTTTAAGCGTGAACTCATCGGCGAGATCGGGCGTTGCCTTGGGCTTCCCTTCAACGTCTCTGCACTCGACTCGTCATCCTACAACTACGCTTCCGGTCGCATGGATCATCAGGTCTACGCGACGACGCAGCGCATCATGCGTGACGATCTTGAGCGCAAGATGCTCGACCGCGTGCTTGAAGCGTGGGTCAATGAAGCCACGCTCGCCGGCTACATGCCGCAAGGCGTTCCCGCCTTCTCGGAGTGGGATTGGTCGTGGCAGTGGGACGGCAAAGAGCACGTTGACCCGAAGAAAGAGGCCGACGCTGCCGAGACACGGCTGCGGAACCACACGACCACGCTGGCGGCAGAGTACGCCAAGCAGGGCAAGCAGTGGGACGTCGAGTTGAGGCAGCGTGCCGCTGAAGTGGCGCTGATGGATGAACTCGGCTTGTTCGTGGACTTCACGCCGGAAGTTAACTACGGCGGCGCTCTCGATGAGAACGACGACCCGGAGGAAACCGAATGAACGCAATCAAGCTGGATTCTGGCGTCGAGTTCCTGCAAGCCGCCGAGGGTGAGTCGGCACCGGCTGGCAAGCGGTTTCGCATCGTTGCCTACACCGGCGCACCGATTCGTCAGGGCTGGAGCCGCGAGCCTGTCGTGATTGACATGGCTGGAATGCAGCTTCCGGCGACTGTGCCGGTGGTGCTCGGGCATGACTACACGCTCGGCAGCATCCTCGGGCAGGGTCGCCCGTTCATCGAGGCTGGGCAGTTGATCGTTGAGGGCGAGATTCTCGCTCAGAATCCCAACGCCGAGCAAGTCGCTGCCCTCGCTGCTGCTGGCTACCAGTTCCAGGCGAGCGTCGGTGCTGACGTTCGCCGGCACCAGAAGGTCGACGCCGAAGTCGTAACTCAAGTCAACGGAGCCGCCCATGTTGGGCCGGTTCGCATCGTTAAAGCCTCCGCGCTGCGGGAGGTTTCGTTTGTAACTCTTGGCGCTGATGCAGCTACCAGCGTCGCCATCGCGGCTGAAGCCGACGAGGAGTTTTCTATGGCGGACCACGCCACCCAGACGCCCGCAGAGGAGCCCATTGTGGCTGCCGCTGTGGAAGCCACGGCGAGTGTCGCCGTGGAAGCCAAGCCCGAAGTCGATCACGCCGAAGTGATTGCTGAACTCACCAAGAAAGTCGAAACTATGGAAAAGCTGATCGCGACCCGCGACGAGCGTCCTGCTGCTCCTGCCGTCCACATGGCGCAGCCGACCGCTCGCACGCCCGAAGTCATCGAGGCTGCGTTCGCCCTTCAGGGCGGCCTGCCGAATGTCGAGAAGAGCTACGACGCCAAGGTGCTCGAAGCCGCTGCGAAGATTCAGCGGACGACCAGCCTGGGCGAGGTGCTGCTCTCGGCTGCCGAGGAAGGCGGCTACACCGGCCCTCGCCGGATTTCCGCTGCTACCCTGCGTCCGATCCTGACTGCTGCTTGGGCGACCCACAGCATCAGCGGCATCCTGTCGAGCACGGTCAACAAGTTTCTCCTCGCTGGCTTCAATGGCGTGGAAGGCTCGTGGCGGTCGATCTCGTCTGTGCGTTCGGTCAACGACTTCAAGACGCTGACGAGCTACCGGCTCAACGGCGGCTTCAAGTTTGAGAAGGTCGCCAACGGCGGCGAACTCAAGAACGCTGGTGCAAGCGACGAGTCGCGGACGATCTCGGCAGAGACCTACGGCATCATGACGAGCGTCACTCGCACTGACCTCATCAACGATGACCTCGGCGCTCTGACTGCGGTTCCGCAGCGGATCGGTCGTGGCGGTGCTCTGAAGCTCAACGACGTCTTCTGGGCTGCGTTCCAGGATGACTCGGCGTTCTTCACAACTGGTCGTGGCAACAAGAAGACGACCGCCGGTGCTCTCTCGCTCGCGAACCTCAAGGCTATCGCCACGATGTTCCGCAAGCTCAAGGATGCTGATGGCAACCCCGTTGCTGTCGAGCCCCGCGTGCTGCTGGTTCCCGCCGACATCGAGTTGGCGGCTGCCGAGATTATGGGCTCGTCGCTCCTCGTTGGCGGCTCGTCCGCTGGCCCGGACCGCAACGTGCTCGCCGGTCGGTATCAGGTCGTCTCGACCAGCTACCTGTCCAGCGCCGAGGACTACTACCTCCTCGCGTCGCCGGCTGATCTGCCGGTGATGGAAGTGGCGTTCTTGAACGGCGTGCAGAGCCCGATTGTTGAGACGGCGGAAGCCGACTTCAACACGTTGGGTGTGCAGATGCGCGGGTACTACGACTTTGGCGTTGCCAAGGCTGAGTACCTCGCCGGCGTGAAGGCTGACGCTTCTTGATCTGAAGACAAACCGTGACCGCCGGGCGGGAGCCAGTTCCCGCCCGGCGGCATGATTCCCAACACTTCCTCACACTCTCAGAAAGTTAGGTGATCCTCATGGCTGATTACGTTCAGGCTGGCTGCCTCATCGAACACACGCCTTCGTCCGCTGTCGCGGTCGGTGGCGTGGTGGTGCTCAATGATCTGGTGTGTGTCGCTCCCGTGGCGATTGCTGCCAACGCTCTCGGTACCGTTGCTGTCGATGGTGTCTGGTCGATGCCGAAGGCGGCTGCGGCGAGCAACAAGGCGATCAGCCAAGGTGCTCTCGTCTACTGGGACGCCACGGCGGGCAACATCACCACGACCTCCACGGACAACAAGCGTGCTGGCAAGGCTGCTAGGGCTGCCTCGACCACTGACACGACCGTGCATGTGATCATCAACTGCGGCTGATCCAGTTCCGTCCCACCTGCAAGCCGCCGGCGGCAGCGTCCTCCTTTCCGCGCCGCCGGCGGTCTTGTAGTTCGAGGTGCCTATGTCCGACTTACTCGCCAGCGGTGCGTCTTGGCTCGCCGGCCAGTTGTCGGCGAGTGCGTCGCGGTCTGTCCGCTACTCTCGCGGTGCGGACTTTGGCACAGTGCTTGCCACTATCGGCAGCAGCCGCTTTGAGTCGCAAGGCACAAGCGGCGTCATCGAGCAGTGGGAAAGCCGTGACTTCGTCATCAAGGCTGGCAGCCTGCCGTTCGGCGAGCCGCTGCGGCACGACAAAATCGTTGACACGGTCAACGGCGTTGACATCACGTACGAAGTGACGAGCCCGCGTGGCGTCCCGGTGTTTCATTGGGGCGACGCATTCCGGCAGACGGTGCGAGTCCACACGATTGCCACTGCCGAGGCTTCGCAAGTCGCTCCGACGCTCAGGCGTCGCTTCTGGGGCTCGTTTGCTGCCACGACCATTACTGACGCTCAGATTGTCGCCAGCCTCTCTAATGACCTTGGAGGCTCTCGGGCACAGTCACGGACAATCACTGCACAAACTGCGTATATCTACGTCGTTCTGCCGACGAGTTTCGGCGTACCGACGTTTGCTGTCAGCGGCTTGACGACGTCCGCCTTTGAGACGACGCAACGGACGATCACGTTCGCTGGGCAGACGGCGTTGTCCTACGGCATCTATCGCTCAACGTATCCGATCACCGGCACCGTCAATCTGGTGGTCTCATGACGCAGATCCGAGGCACCAACGTACTTGCTCCGGTCGTGCCATTCGACACGACTGACACGCACGCTTCGCATGAGGCACGGTACGGAAAGGGTGGATACCGCAGCGTTGCAGATGCGACAGAGCGTGACGCTATCCCGCAGCTGCGGCGTGAAGCGGGGATGCTGGTGCTGACGCTGAGTGACGGCAAGTTCTGGCGGCTTGCTAGTGATCTCGCAGCGTGGTCTGAGATTAGCCTTGCTGGACCGCAGGGACCGCAAGGCGTGGCAGGCGTGGCCGGTGCTGTTGGTGCCACAGGTCCGCAGGGACCGCAAGGCCCAGCAGGGGCGAAGGGAGACACCGGCTCGGCAGGGGCGAAGGGCGATACCGGCGCGACCGGCCCGCAGGGCGTGCCTGGTGCTGCTGGTGCTCAAGGACCAGCAGGACCGCAAGGTGCCACAGGTCCACAGGGACCGGCAGGCGTTGCTGGAGCCACTGGCTCGCAAGGCCCACAAGGACCGCAGGGTGTTGCAGGCCCAAAGGGTGACACGGGCGATGTCGGTCCTGCTGGAGCCACGGGTGCAAAAGGCGACAAGGGCGACACTGGCAGCGTTGGTCCTCAAGGCACCCAAGGCATTCAAGGCGTTGCTGGTGCTACGGGTGCGAAAGGTGATCGAGGCGACGTCGGACCACAGGGGCCGACTGGTGCCACAGGCCCGCAAGGTCCGCAAGGTGCGACCGGACCTGCTGGCGTCCTCGACGATGCAACGATTGACGGCGGCACGTTTGGGTCATAGCCGGTCGCTTGTTGGCTTTTGTCCCTGACAATGCCAGCCACGAGGAGTCCACGAAATGCCTACCGTATCGCAGTTGCCAGGCGACTTGACTGTTGAGTTCGTGGTCGGAGACGAACTCAACTTCACGCTCGATCTGGACATCGACGTCACCTCGTACACGTTCTCCGCTGGCGTCTACGTCGTCAGCACTAACGGCTTTTTCGGCGGCGGTGGCGGCACCATCAACGCTGTCGGTGCGACTGCAATCACGCCGACGATCACGGTTGTCAATGCTGCCGCCGGCACGCTTTCGTGGGGTGCGAGCGAGGCTCAGACGATCACGCTGTCGCCTGCCATCAAGTACCGGCACTTCGTTCGCTACGTCACGCCTGCTGGCGTGACTCGTACGGTCGTCAGCGGTGACTTTATCCCGAAGGCACCATGAGCGAAATCAACGTCACAGTCACGAACGCTGGTGCCGCGAAAGTCGCCGTCTCGGGCGGCTCGACGGTCAACGCAACTGTTGGCAATGGCGGTGCCGTCAACGTGTCTACCGGCACGATCTCGCCTGGCAATGCAACGGTCGTCTCTGGCACGCTATCCATCAACAGCGTGACCACGCTCGCCGCTGGCTCGCAGGCGTTTGTAAAGAACGACCTCGGCACCGCCTACGCGGCCAAGCTCGACATCGGTATTCCGGCTGGGCCAGCCACGAATGTGACTGTCGGAAAGACGACGACGCTTGCCGCTGGCAGCAGTGCAACTGTGACTGGAACGACGGACGGCGGCAACCTCTCGCTGGCGTTCGGCATCCCTGCCGGTGCTGCTGGCAGTAACGGAACAAACGGCGCAACGCCCACGATCACTGCCAGCATCACGACGCTGTCGGCTGGCAGTTCTGCCACGGTAACGGCCACGCCGAGCGACGGCGGCTCTAAGGTGGCCCTGGCGTTCGGCATCCCGCGAGGTGCTGATGGCTCTGGCGGTGGTGCCTCGCTCTCAGACGCCACGCCATCGGCTTTGGGGACAGCGTCGGCGGGCACAAGTTCGACTGCCAGCCGTAGCGATCACGTCCACGCTGTGCCGACGATAAGCTACGCGAACCTGACCAACGTGCCCAGCACGTTTGCTCCTTCCACGCATCCGCACACGTCGGCGGCGATCACCGACTTTGCCACGGCTGCTGCTGCTGCGGCTCCAGTGCAGAGCGTAGCAGGCCGCACGGGCGACGTGGTCATCGCTGCGTCCGACATCGACGGCCTGGCTGACGCCTTGGCGAGCGTCAACGTAGACTCGATTGATGGAGGCGACTATGTCGGCGTGGTTGTGGTGCCGACGCCGAGCATCACGATCACGGCGCAGCCGCAGGGCTTTAGCGGCACGGTCGGTACGGCGTCAGCGCAGACAGGAGCCTTGCCGTCTGGGTCGTGGAATTCGGCCAACTTCTCGTATGGCAACGACCTCTACTGGCTCACCTCGTACAACTCGTCTAGCGGCGACTACTACGCCGTCTCGTCTGACGGCCTAAGCTGGACGAAGCGATATGGACTTAATCGCCCCGGCCTCTGGAACGCGGCAGTCCACGGCGGCGGAAGGATAGCGATCACCAACGGTTCGCATCTTCAAGTTTCGAGCAATGGAACGACGTGGACGGAATCGGCTGTTAGCGGCAAGGTGTTTTTTGCCAACGGCAAGTGGTTCCGTTACGCGGGGCCAGCTTCCGTATCGAGCGCGAGCAATTGGAATAGCCTCACGCTTTACCAATCGGACGATCTCGCGTCGTGGTCAACTGCTGGCACCGTCTCCAAGACGTTCACGAGCGGCAGCTTCACGAACTACCACAAGCCAGCCAACGGCACACTGAGTGGCATTGTCTACTTTGGCGGGAAATACATCGCGTTTTTTGATGAGGCATCTGACACGCGATTCCGCTCCGGCGACAATACATACATTGCTGGCTTTCCGTGGGTATTTACCAGCACAGACTTGTCAACGTGGACGGCTGTGTTAGGAGGCCCAGTAGAAGCAGGCTGGGTCAATGACTTTTATCAGTCTGGGGCCAGTTCTACCTTTGGGCTGCAGTGGAGTAACCCGCGAATTATCAACAGCCAGTTGCTTGTTGACACTAAGGCGTCCTCCTCTGGTGGTAAGGCGTTTGCACGAACCAGCGACGGCACGAATTGGGCAACTCAATCAAACTTCAGTTCCCAATCAGGCAGTCAGTATTATTCGGTCGCGTATGGCAATGGCATCTATGTGATGCCAGCGGGTGCGAAGATATATAGCTCTGCAAACGCGACGACTTGGGTTGAGCGAACAAATCCGACGCAAACAAACTTCAACGTAGCATTCTTCGTCGATGGAAATTTCTGGTTGATTTCTCGTGACGCCACCTCTTCCGTTGCGCTGCGCAGCTCAAACGGAATCGACTGGACGGCCGTCACGGGACTGCCGTCAATCGACGCCACCTACCTAGTGCAGAACGGCTCCACGCTGGTGGCCTCAAATGTTGGAACTGCGACTCAGTACGTTCGCCTAAGTCTGTCCGGTTCTGCCGTGCAAGCTACGTTCTCGGTTTCTGCGTTTTTTGGGTCGGCCACCGTCTCGTATCAGTGGCAAGTGTCCACCGACGCTGGCACGACGTTTACTGACATCTCCGGTGCCACGCTGCCGACGCTCTCGTTCTCCGCGACCGCCGCTGACAACGGCAAACGCTACCGCTGCGTCCTGTCGGCGACGGGCGCGTCGAGCGTGAACAGTAACTCCGCAACCCTCACGGTGAGCTAATGCCTTCAAAGATCAAACCAAAAAGGTCGTACACCGCCAACGCCGTGCCGACGACGGCCGATCTGGAGACGAACGAACTGGCGATCCGGTGGGATGCGTCGAGCCCAGCCATCTTCACCAAGAACGCCGCAGGCAACATTGTCAGCGTGACGCTCGGTGGTGGTGGCGGCTCTGGCAGCATCGTCACCGCAGCGTCAGTCTCGGCGTTCCCCTCATCTGGCTCGGCGTCAAATCTGTACATCACGACGGAGGACCAGCGTATTTGGCGGTGGGACGCGACGGCAAGCATTTACGTGGAGTCTGGGCCGATTGGCGGCGAGTTTGCGTTTGCGAGTGTGCCAGCGTCTGCGTCTGCGACTGGCAGCACGGGGCAGATCGCTGCGGACGGTTCGCACTGGTATTACTGCTCGGCTCCGAATACTTGGGTGCGGACGGCACTGTCAACGTGGACGCCGTTTAGCCCGGCTACCGTTGCTGGATTGCAACTGTGGCTAGACGCGAGTGATGCCTCAACGCTTTTCGACGCCACAACTGGCGGCTCTGCTGTCGCAGCAGATGGCGGCGTGGCGCGATGGCAGGACAAGAGCGGCAACGCGAGGCACGCCACGCAAGGAACGAGCGGCAACAGGCCGTTACGAAAGACGAGCGTCCAGGGCGGGCGAGATGTCCTGCGGTTCGACGGCAGCAATGATTGCCTTTCGATTGCCAGCAGCGCGGCAGCTTTTAAGTTTCTGCACGCCGAAGACGCGACCGTGTTTATGGTTGCCAAAGCCGGCACGGTCGCAAATCCACAAACGGTCTATTCGTTACTGGCAACTGGAACG